GAAAGACGCAGCTCCCGGTAGAGGCATACGGATGGAGCTGGTACACCCCGGGAATGGCAAGCGCCAGCGCAGAGCAGCTGCTCCCAGACTGGGAGATCAAGACCGGCGGCACCAGCGGCCTCCCTTACCTCGACATCATAGAACGCATGAAAGGAGAAGACCATGAGCACAGACACAACGAATGACCATGAAGTGAATAGCTCCGACATTGAAAAATCGATGAAGCAAGCACGAATCCCCCTGATTTGCGTCTATGATCACCCGACAGACTACCCGGACAAATTCATAGCAAGGCTCTGGGACTGCAGCGCCCCGACCAACATCATAGCGACGGCGGACACGCTGGACGAGCTCCGGGCGAAAATTCCCGACTGCATGGTGAGGATAGACAGACACCCCAAAGACGACCCCTGCATCGTGGAGGTTTGGATTTAAGAGTACATACAAGGAGGCGGAACAATGGGATATAAGAAATATAAATTGCTTGACCTTTACTGTAAAGCAGGCGGAGGAGGCTATGGATATTATTTAGCAGGCTTCGAGGTGTTCGGAGTTGACATAGACGAACAGCCAAACTACCCATTTGAATTTTTGAAAGGCGATGCGCTGAAAATCCTTAAGGACGAAAAATTTATTAATAATTTTGATGTAATTCATGCAAGCCCGCCATGTCAGCATTATAGTCGGGCTCGGGGATTGTCGGAAGCAAGAAACGGCGGGGCCTATGGCGATCATCCAGATCTAATTGCAAAAACGCGTGAGCTACTTATTAGAACTGGAAAGCCATATATCATAGAAAATGTAGTAGGAGCACCATTACAGAATCCAATATCGTTAAGCGGTTCTCAATTTAAAAACCTTTACACACAAAGAAAAAGACTTTTTGAAAGTAACATTTCCTTAAAAGAACCAGAAAACAAACCTATTCAGAAAAAGACGCCACCAGCTGGATGGGGATTTGGACCGGACGGATTTATAGCTATATGTGGTAATGGCGGCGTTTACGGAATGAACAAAAAACAAATCCCGCTTTATTGGGGATTTGCACTCGGAGGCATTGACTGGATGACGCGGGAAGAATTAGCAGAAGCACTTCCACCAGCTTACACAGAATTCATCGGGAAACAAATTATATCTTACCTTAGAAGCAAAGAAAAGGAGGCGGCAAAATGAGCATAGTGCAAAGCAAGAATAAATACACACCGACCTGCGACGTTTGCGGCACAGAACTCAAAGAGGAATACGACTTCTACGATGCAGTAGAAGCCAAGAAGAAGGCCGGATGGAAAAGCAGGAAGATAGACGGAGAATGGTGCGACTTTTGCACGGATTGTCAGGAGGGATAACATGAGCAGAAACACAAGGCCCACCCAGAGTGAGCGAGTAAAAAAGTACATGGAAGACTTTGGCAGCATCACGCAGCTTGACGCGATCCGGGACCTCGGAGTTTTGAGGCTTTCCGCCAGAATTATGGAGCTGAAGCAAAGCGGACTACCGATAGAAGGCAAATTCGAGAAGGTCAAGAACCGCTACGGCGAGGAGGTACAGGTCAAGCGGTACGCAATCGTCGAAGTCGAGAAGGAGGCGAAAGCCGGATGAAGGCAATTACATTATGGCAGCCTTGGGCGAGTCTGATCGCCATCGGCGCCAAGAAGTACGAAACCCGCAGCTGGAAGACAAACTACAGAGGACCGATAGCAATACACGCAGCTAAGAAGGACCCATGCAAAATGCCAATACTGGTGGAACCATTCGAAACAGCATTAAACGAGGAGCTGGAGAAAGCCGGGCTTACGCTTTGCCTTCTCCATACAGGACGCATAATCGCCACAGCGGAGCTGGTGAATTGCTGGCACATCGTATACCACCCGGGCACTAACGTAGATATTGCAAAGCACATCCCGGTCGGAGCGGAGTTGGACGTCCCAATGAAGCATCCGGACTTCGGACATTACATAGTGCCTACAGAGAAAGAAATGCTTTTCGGAGACTGGACCCCCGGGCGATACGCATGGGAGCTGACGAACGTGAAGCTCCTACCTAAGCCGATAAGGGCGAAGGGCGCACAGGGACTGTGGAACTGGGACGAAAGCGACCCAGACAGCAGACCACTATTCGAGTAAGGGAGGGCAAGTGATGACGAGATACAGATGCCTGAGCTGCGGAGGTGATCAATACTCTGCAGACCCCAGCAAAGCGAACGAGCCGTGCATTTACTGCGGCAACAGAGGCACAACGGCCATGAAGGATCTGATGCCGGACAAGGATGAGGACATAACAAAGCTCACCAAGGAGCAGGCGTCGGAGGTAATCGAGACAAGGACACCTACCGGCCTGTTTTATACCAAAGAGAATGGGCTTTTCATAGGGATAGACAACAGCTCCGGCGACGCATGGACCGAGGAATTCACGGACTTTGAAACCTTCCTTCTGTGGATAACCACTCAGCTGACCGTAGAGGAGGCTGAAGAGAGAATAAAAGGGAGGCGCATCGGATGAAGGAAGTCACAGCGTACGCTTGTTCGTATTGCGAAAAGATTTATAAAAATAAGAGCTCCGCGGTAAGCCACGAAAAGAAGTGCTTTGCAAACCCAGCGAGAAGAGCATGCAGAACATGTAAGCATGCCATAAAAGACACAGAAACCATATACGTAAGACCTCAAGGAGACCAAAACTACGGCGACGCAGACTACGAGATAGATTATATTTACTGCGAAACAACAGAAAAGATATTAAGCCACCCAGAGAAACCGTGCGGATTTAAATGGAACTGTCCTTATTACCAAGAGGGAGAAAGATTGTTTTAAGGAGGGAGAGAAATGCGAAAAGTAGAGATCTACCATGACAAAGAATGGCTTATTGAGCAATACAATAAGACGAAAAGTATTTATAAAATGGCAAATATGGCTGGATGCCATCCAAGGACAATTCATAAATGGATGTGCAAACATAAGATACCTATGTATGGAATGAAGTGGTTAAACCATTCGGAGGAAACAAAGAAGAAAATAGGTTCCAGAGTATTGGAGGTTAACCCTACAAGGATGAATGGCAAAAAGCACTCTGCGAGGACACGAACTAAAATGTCATTGAGTCGCAGAGGCAGCAAAAATGGAAATTGGAAAGGCGGAGTAACTAAAGAGATAAGGAAGTTCAGGAGAAGCAAAGAATACATTGCATGGAGAAAAGCAGTAATCGAAAGAAGTGGTGGAATTTGTGAGGAATGCCACAGCGATGAAAATATAGAGGCACACCATATAATCAGCCTTCACAAAGATTTTTCAAAAGCACTCGACATTGATAACGGAATGGCGTTATGCCGTTCTTGCCACAAAAAAAGACAGGAGGGGCAATAAATGTTTAATAGATCAAAAATCGAGTGGTGTGATTTCACCTGGAACCCGGTCACCGGATGCCGCCACAAATGCGAATACTGCTATGCAAGACGACAGGCCCAGCGCTTCTGCGGAGATATTCGCCTCAACAAGACCAGCGACCAGCTGCAGAACGCCGGGAACGGGCTCTGGATTTTAGAGGAGCCATTCAAGAACAACCAAGGGAAGGTAATACCCCTTCCGGTAGGATTTGAACCGACGCTTCATAGGTACCGCCTGCCGATGCCAGCGCAGAAAAAGAAGCCCGCGAACATTTTCGTCTGCAGCATGGCGGACCTTTTCGGAGAATGGGCACCCGACGAGTGGATAAAAGAAGTGCTGACGGCCTGCGCAGCGGCCCCATGGCATAATTACCTGTTCCTGACGAAGAACCCGGAGCGATACAAGCGCCTGATGGACGTTCTCCCGGAGGAATACGGGACCGGCAAGCTCGAATTCTGGTGGGGAGTTTCGTCCACAGACAGAGGCTGGATGAACATGGCCTCCGAGATCATGGAGGACGCAGGCAGTGGAGCCGCGAAAATGTTCGTCAGCATAGAGCCATTACTGGACGACGTCGCCCCGGAGATAAACACGGACGTCTTCAAGTGGGTAATCGCCGGAGCGCAGACAGGACCCGGAGCAAGGCAAAACAAACCGAAGCGCGAATGGATACAGAACATCGTCGACAAGTGCCGCAGGACCAATACCCCACTGTTCATGAAGGACAGCCTGCTTGAGATATGGGAAGACCCACTCATTCAGCAATTCCCGAAAGCGCTGCAGCTTAAGGAAGACATAATCCCTCACTGCGACGGCTGCGAGCACCATATGACAACACCGGAAGGAAAGAGAGGCGAGCGGCATGTGTGCAAAATCGGAACTGCAATTCACCTTAGACACATACCGGGACGGTACGCAAGGACAAGCCCTCCGTGGTGCCCCAAGAGAGGAGGCGGCGACCAATGACAGGCTTCTTCATCGGGATTTTTATCGGAGGCTTCATCGGAGTAACATTCATGGCCATGTACGTGGCGAGCTCACACGAGCCGCCCGCACCAAGACCACCCCGCAGCCGGATCGTGTACATAGCAAGCCCATACAAGGGCGACATCAAGAGGAACCTCCGTAAGGCCGCCAAATACACCGAGGCGGCGATTAAGCAAGGAGCAATACCAATAACCCCTCACCTCTTCTACAGCTCCGTGCTGGACGACACGGACCCAGAGGAGAGGCAAACGGGAATGAAGATGGGAATAGACCTGCTCGCCATTTGCGACGAGCTGTGGGCCTTTGGAACCCCCAGCGAAGGCATGGCAAGAGAGATAGAGACGGCAGAACGACTAAAAATACCAGTCATATACCATTCCGAGGCTGGCGGGAGAAGGGAGACAACGCATGAATAAAGCGATTTTTTCAGGGAGACTCGCCAACACACCCGAGCTCCGATACACCAAAAACGGCACGGCAGTATGCTCTTTCACGCTGGCCGTGGAAAGGCCTCGCCAGAAGGACAAGGAGGAGGAAGCCGACTGGCCGACGATCATAGCATGGAGAAGCAAGGCGGAATTTGCGGCCAAGTACCTGACGAAGGGCCGCAAGGTCCTCGTAACGGCCACCGTCAGGACAAGGACATACGATGACGACGACGGCAAGAAACACAAAATCACGGAGTTTTATGCGGAGGACATAGAATTCTGCGACAAAAAGCCAAAGCAAGACGCATCAGCGGGTACATACCCAACATCGGCACAGGAGCTCCCGGACGGCTTCGAGGAAATCGAAGTACCAGACGAGGACCTCCCATTCTAACAGAAAGGAGGAGGAAGTCATATGAACAGCAAAGAAATGGGCATAGGAGCCGCGAATTATATCGCCGTGGCAAACAGAGTCATGGAGATCGCCGTCCAGCGCGGCACAGAAGCAGGTATCAAGGCAGCGATGGAATACCTCACCGAGGAGCGAAAGCAGCTGAAGAAGGGACGATATGACCGGAGGCTGCGCAACACCCGCCTGCTGCTCAAGAATTACCGGTCTTTCAGAAACTACGCCAAGAATGCGGTTTATAAGGCAAGCCAGCTGAAGGAGAACGCTGTCGACATACTGGACGGCCTCGACGACTACTCCTTCGACGACAGCTTATACATCGAGAGCATAAAAAAGAGCCAACAACGCACCCTCATCATCCTGAACCACATAGACGAGATGCTGCGCTATTACAAGATAGACTGCGAGCAATCAGGCAAGGACGAGGAGCTGCGCCGGTACCGAATAATCGTGGCCTACTACATCAACGAGCAGAGGAAAAGCGCCGAGCAAATAGCAGAGGA